TGACTGCGTTGCGTCAGTCTTTACATTTATTGTAATGTTTTGCACTGTGCTTGACCCAGAGCCTTGCGCACGCGTTAGAAGCTCGCCCGCACTTAGACCAGACTCAATGCCAGAGATGTTGACTTTCTGACCACTTGCGATATCCGCTGCAATAGCTTCGTAGATTGCTTGCTTGCTCAGCGCTCCCGCAAGTGTCCCTGCCGGACCGTTACCGCCGCTTACCGACGTAACAAAGCTCTTTGCGCCCTCTATTAACCTCATAATTTTGTTCAAGGATTCTGTGTCAATAGGCTTTGGCAAGTCAGGTATTGGGATGTCTGCCCGCTGTTGAGCTGCATCTGCTGTGGCTTTTGCAATTTTGCCGTCTGTTACAGCAGCAATCTGTGTGCTAAGCAATGCCGAGAACTCATCATTGAAAGCCTGAGCCATGTCGCGTGCGGCTTGCTCTAAATCTTCCTGCTTAGCCAAGATGCCAGCAATAAGACCGTCACCTAATTCAAGTCCAGTTCCGTAAAGCGTCGTGGCAACTTCTTCGCCAAGGTCTGCGCCTAGAGTGTTTATCTCGTCAAAGATTGAGCTAATCTCGTTTACAGTGTCAGCTCCACCGTCTACAAGCGCCTGAGCTGTCTGCCCGCCAGCCTCAACACCTGCTGCGACAAGCTGATTGAAAAGGTCGCCACTTAGACCCATGTCGCGCAAGGTTCTTAGGTTTGCTGCAAAGTCTTTGGCTTTCCGCGCCATTAGCTTGAAGCCGTCAAGAAGCCCTGCGCTCTTGTCAGTTACCTTCTGAATGGTTTCTTCGTAGTCGCGAGTTACTATTACACTGAATTCCCGCAAACTTTCGCCTAGGGTTACGATGCCCTGAGTGACCTGTGTAACGGTTCTAGTCTCTGTTTCGTCCTTTAGTTGCCCAAACAGAGTTGTGAGGCTCATAGCCCCCGTCAGAGCCGTCTTGTACTCATCTATAAGGGCTTGTGACAACGAGTAGCGACTTGCCATGTCATCACGCTGGCGTTGTATAGCTTGTAGGGTTCTTAGCTCTTGCTGAGCAAACTTACGAAGCTGGTTGTATCCATCCTCGAACAAGTCCTCATTACGGAACGTAGACTGTAGCGACTTTTCTATGTTTTCTAGCTGAGATACTACAGCCTTTTCAAACTCGCCCATCTCTATAGCAATAGTTGGCAAAACATCAAAAGCAGTTAGTAGGTCAGTGAAGCTTAGCTTTAGGTCCTCGGCTTGTTTGACAATGTTAGCTACGGTTATGTCTAGCTGGTCATTGACAGCCTTTACAGCGGCATAGTAATCATCCCATGCAGCAGCAGCGTCAGCAAGCTCCTGAGCGCCAGCAGCGGTCCTGTAGAACATCTTTTCAAGCTCTTGGAGTGAGATAACCCCTTGCTTTATCTTTATCCAAATGCTCATCCAGTCCTCGGAACCGAGTATCTGGTCAATCAAGCCCGCAGAGCCTGTCATCTTTTGAAGCTGCAACCTTGCTGTCTGCTTGTTTACTTCGTCCTGCAAGGCGTCAAAGAACTCTTTTACATAATCTGTAGCCTCTTTTGTCGGACTGCTTGACTGCCTGACTGAGCCACCCGCTTCAGCACGAAGCCTTTCTAGGGCTGCTTCGGCATTGCTCTGAAGTATCGCCGCGCCATACTGAGCTGAGCCACCTATGGAGCCAACATCTATCGCAGCAAGCCGGGCGAGCCTGCTTATCGTATTAAATATCTCTGCCCAATCAGGCTTGGTTAGGAAGTACGCAATTTGAGAGGCATTGAAGCCTATTAGCTCAAACTCACTCGCGGCCTTGCTCTTTGCAGCTTCTTCGCCTATCTCTTGGAATATAGCCGCTAGTCCAGTAAGCTCACCCTCAGCGTCAACGGTGTAGGCTCTTACCGTTTCTAGCACCTCTTGGAAGTAGGTCAAGGCAGGGGCGGCTTCTGCTGCTGCCCTTGCTGCAATCTTGAAAGCAGTTGCAGCTTCTCTTGCTGCGGCAGAAACGCCTCTAGCGCCCTGACTGACGGTTTCAAAGTCGCCGCTGACTCCGCGAGCGGCTTGCTCGTTTCTAACCATGTTGTCGTTTAGGTAAGCAAACGCATCGCCTACTGCTGAAAACAGCTTGTCTGCTCTAGCGGCTGCAACATCTAACAAGAACTTTACAAATGGGTTGCTAGATATTGTGTCGCCAAGTTGTTTTAGCTGGAAGGTTGCTGCACCTATAGTTGCTGACCAAGTATCAAAGAACTGAATTGCAAACTTCATTATTCCGTTGAACACAGTCATTGCGAGGTTTAGCGGTCCTGCTACCAGAGTTGCCAAGCCACTAAGCAGCTCTACAACTGGCTGCATAAATACGATTATGTTACGCAGGGTTTCTGCAAGAGTTAGGAATAGCGGAGTTAGGTTGGTAATGCCGTCAGCCAAGGCATCAGAGACCTCAACAAACTCTGGACCGATGCTTTGTGCTATTTCCGCAAGACCGTCAGTAACCTTGGCGAGCGGCTTTTGCAGCGGCTCACCGAACGCGACTGTAAGGTTCCCAGTTACGGCTGCAAGCTTTGACTGTGCAACATAGAGAGTGTCAGCAGCTCTAGTAAAGGCTCCGACTGAATCATCTGCTCTTTCAAACAGGAGTGTTAGACGCGCTGTTGCTTCAGCGTTTGCACGCTCTGCTCCGGTCAGGTCACCTAGTCCTTGACTAGCGAGATAAGCGTTTATCTCGTTCTGCTTCATGGCCACACCGAACTTCTCGATAGGGTCATACTCACCACGGAACAAGGCCGTGATAGCTAGTAGGGCGTCTTGTAGGTCATAACCATAGGTTGTAGCAAGGTCCTGAGAAAGCGTTACCAGTCGCTGTGTTTCGACTCCCGCTTCCGTGACACTAAATCCGTACTGCTTTAGAACCGAACCCAGAAAGATTGACGCCTGAGCGCCTTGCTGCTGCGATATTCCATAATCTTCTATTTGCTTTGTAAAGTTGTTAATAGTGCCAAACGCGCCTTCAAAGGTTTGCTTTAGGGCAAGTATGTTTCGCTCAAACTTCTGAGTCTGCTCTATTGCATCGCTTATGAAAGCCTTAGAGCTTGTTAGTGCCTGAAATGCACCGAACGAACCAGCAGCTACACCTATCTGCTTTGCTAACGCACCGAAGTCTTTGCCTGCGCCGAGAACGGCTGTACGAGCTTGATTTAGTCCTGCGCTTTTGAATACCGACGCAATGGTCAGAATAATTGGGGCTGCCATTAGCGGGCCGTCCTTCTATTGGTTTCGTAAATAACCATGTCTATCAACTTGTCAACATTCTTGCGATGAGTAGGCTGGTGCTTTATAAATGCTGGGTAAGCATAACGCGAGCCTGTGCTGCTTCCTTTACCCTTGGCTTTTGACAGCTTTTGCACAAATGTCTCACTGTTTGTTGCGTTTATTTTGTGAGTCCTTGTAACTATGCCTCGTCCAAACAAGTCTATTTGGTAAGGCTGGGTACGATATCTGCCATTAGAGTACATTGACTTCCCGCCACGTCCTGCCATGTCAGCAAGGATTAAAGGCGCTTTCTTTACCCTGACGCGAACGATTGACAGTTCACCGTCTTTACCCAACTTCAGGTTTGACAGGTTTCTGTTTGCGTTTCTGCTCTTATAGTTAACATCAACACCAGCAGAAGTGTTTATTGAAAAGTAGTTGTTGTACCAAGATAGACGCCCGTTGTCACCGTTTAGTGTGTTAAAGCCGTCATAGTAACGACGAGAGTTTGCTTTTCGCGTTGACCAACTGTTGTTTTCGTTGATTTTTCTAGGACCAAGCGGACCACCCGGTCCTACTTTTGAAAACGCGTCTCTAATGTCGTTTCTTGCTGGTACACCAATCTTGCGCGCTTCCCGCTTTAGCTTTAGAAATAGTTCTGGGGCTACTTCTTTTAGCTTGCGCTCTAGCGCAGCCATGTCTGTCATTTCAATGGAACCCTTGTTGCCGTTAGTACCAAGCACTCTAGCTAGGTCGTAACTGCCAACATCTCCGTAGGAGGAAACCTTACCGAATCCTGTTGCGGCTCCAATCATGTACGAGCGACCCAAGCCACCTAGCAAAGCTGCAAATACCACAACCACCGCCTATCTTATAAGTCAATTCTACCCTAAGAGAAAACCCCCTCCGGAGAGGGGGCTTCTTTAGTTCTTAGGAGTGTTTTTTGCAACCATCCAACGGTACATAGTCCACAGCATTCTGTCGTCTAGCTGCATAAGCTCTCTTGGCGAGATACCTGTCTCAACTGCTATACCTGCGATATACCAATGAGCAGAGCTTTCGCCAAGACCCGTTATTTTGGGTCTGCTTCACTCTCACCGACGCCATCTACAGTGTCTAGCCATTCTTCATAGTTAAGCTTTGTAGACTTTGTTCGCTGCTCTGAGTGCCACGCTAGGAACAGCAAGTGTCCTAGGCGCTGCTCAGATGCAAGCTTTCCGACTGAAATGTTGAACTTGTCCTCAAAGGCAACCAAGTCAGACGTGCTGGCTGTAATTGACTTCTCGGTTCCGTCCGCGAATTTAATAAGTAGGTTGAATCGCATTTTAGTTTCCTTTTCTTATGATGTAGCGTAAGTGATTGCACCTGTGGTCGGAAACGATACTGAGAAGGTTCCGAGGTCTCCTACTGCGCCCGACACTGGTGTAAAGCTTGTAATCAACGCTGACACCGTGTAAAGAGGCGTCGTGGTGCTGGCTGTTGTTCCGTTGCCTGCTATTAGTGTGAAAACTACTACTGTTCCAACAGTGTCTAGGAACAGAGTCGATACGGCGTCTGTACCGAAGTCCTGGTGGAAGTCTAGCGAGAGGGTTCCAGACTTAAGCCCACCGATAACTTCAGTGAACCCGCCAGAACCAAAGTCCGTTGTCTCAACTTCGGCTGCGTTAATAACCAACTCTGCGCGGGCGCAAGCAGTTGAGATATCTTCACCACCCATTGTCACGTTTGTCGCGGTTACTACGAATTTTGCCATTTTATTTCTCCTTTTATGCCAAGACGGTGACTGTGAATTCAGCCGCCAAATAGTTCTGGTCGTTTACGGTGATAGAACCCATTCCGCTTGAGCGTTCAACCCGAAGGTCATACACCTCGCCAGAAAGCGTCTTATCTGATTCTATCGCAAGTTTCACGGACTGACTTCCGGTGGGCTGGCAATAGGCATCTAGCTTTCTCTGCATCTCACGCTCGGCTGCACGCCCAACAATTACTGTTACAGAGAAGTTGTATGTAGTAAGACCGCCTTGCATGGCTCCGTCGTAATCTATGCTCTCTAGAACGATGATGCCGATAGGCGGCGTAGGGTTGTCAGGAATCTCAGCAGCCGACCTTAGCCCGCTAATTGTTCCTAGGTTTGTTGCCATGCGTGTGCGTATAACTGTTAGGTCTGCCATTAGGCCATCCGCATCTTGCGGTAAGGTCCTAGAAGCGCCTCTATGTCTGGGTCAACGCGACTGACTCTTACAATTCCAATGTCACCGAACCCGGCAACTCCTAGAGGACTGTCGTAGCGCTTGAACTGTCGTATTGACAAAAGGTTGCAGGCTTGCTTTACGTCTACAGGGATTGATGTGCCGTAACCGAATACTCCTGTTACCTGAACTGTGGCTTCTTGCATCACCGACGGGAAAACATAATCACCGATTGCGCGAATGCGTGTGAAGGGGCTGTAGTAGCTACCAGTTAGTCCGTTTAGAGGTTCTAACTGAAGGTCTGTTGCTTCCCAAGTGATGTTGAAGGTTCCATTGGCAGCGGAAGAAGTTTTGAGAGTTGTGAGTGTAGACAGGTCATCTATTGTGCATAGATAAGAGCTTTCGGGAGTAAATACCCTAGTAGCAGTCGTGCTTAGGAACACGCGCTCAGTATGTGTATCTATTTGACGCGAAGCGGACTCTACGCAAGTTTCTAAGAGTGCATCGTCTACATCATCAGTAATGCGAAGAATCGCCTTTACTTCTGCCAAAGTTGTGTAGCCATCAGTAATTGCCATGTGTCTAGTTTACCTTTATCAGCCGTGCAAGACAAAGCCCCCATGGAACCTACAACCATGGGGACCTCGACTTATTTCGTCAGATTAGCTTGCGCCGCCAACGAAGTGCTTGATTTCTGAGCTGTTAGTCAAGTCGCCGTCAACACGTAGCAAG